GCACCTGCTCGCCGTTAGGCCCGGTGTAAATCCAGCCGACCAGGTAATCGTCCGGGTCGGGTACGGGGTCCATGCGGTCTGGCCGGACGTACCACATGGACGTGGGGAACGTCGTTACCTCGCGCCCGAGCACCCAGAACGTCTCACCCGTCAGTTCCAGGTGCTGGTTGCTGCCCTCGCGGAACTCGAACCCGGTGTGAAAGTCGTTCGGCTTGCTCCACAACGCCAGCGCGGCATGCTGGACAACTTCGACGCGCTGGTCGCTTCCGTGATCAGCCGTGGAGTACCTGCGGCGGCCATCCTGCGGCTGTTTCTTGTAGAGATGCCACACGGGCGCCGCTGCGGCCTGCTGTAGCAGCGAGACGATCGAGAACACGGTGCCCGACTGGCCGTAGGCCCGCATGTAGGTGTCTTTGCTCGCCCGGCCGGCACCGAGGTCGAACATGGTGCTGCGGCGCTGGCCGTACGGGGACATGGGCACGGGCGGCCCGGTCTGGTTGCGCAGCCGCCGCAGCCCGCTTTTCACTAGCCCTCGTCCGCGATCATGTTCTCAACGACCACCAGCGAGACGCCGGTCACCAGCCAGCCCCAGCCGTGCCCGGCGTGGAACGCGGCGAAGTCGATACCTGCCACGCCGAGCACGGTCAGCGGGATATCCCAGAGCCGCGCAAGTGACGCCTTATGCGGCCGGGCGGCAATCTTCACGGCGGTCAGCAGCACGCCCAGGACGCCGCCAGCGCGCCGCAACGCGGGGCCGAGCCAGGGTGAACGGTGGTGCGTATGTGCCGGGACAGCCGAGAGTGCCAACGGTTCCCTCCGGGGACGGTAGAGACCTGACGGCAAGGCTATCTCACGCTCTGTATGAAAGTCATCAACAGAGCGTGACGAGATTTAGAGGGTATCTACAACGTGAGGTGCTGTTAGGTACTAGTGAGGTCAGCGGATCCAGCGCATGCGTGGCCGGCCAACGAGGTCGATCCCGGCGCATAGGTAGCGCATGCAGTCCATGCCGTGATCGTTTTCCTTGCGCGGCTGTTCCTTGCGCGTCTTGTCGTCCCACACGTACTCAAGGACTTCATCCTGGGTGCAGACCGGCCGCTTGGCCTCGGCCAGCGCGGCGTCACGCTCGACCAGCGCGTCGCGGCAGATGAACAGCCGCGGCTTCCCGTCGGCCTGGACCTTGAGCCGCGCCTTGACGGCCTCGATGCCTTCGAGCACGGACTTATGCGCCGCCGTGGTGGACAGCCCGAGCTTCGATTCCAGGGTCGCCCGGCCCTCGGCGTCGTGGTCGCATATCACGTCACGCGGGCGGGGTTCCCTGCCGTGCTGCGTGGTCGTGGCCGCGATGATCGCCCGCGCGTGGTCCTCCACCAGCACCTGCGTGCGGTAAATCTCGCGGTACAGATACAGGCGCCCATCGGGGTCCTCGGCCCACGCCTGCCACACGAACGGGTTAGTGAACCCGAAGTCCACCACCCACCACCGCGTCCACGAATCGGGCGGGTGACCGATCGGCTTATGCAGGTGGACGGCCGGGTCGAACGTGTCGAAGATCAGGCCCTCCGCTGCTGCCCACTTCCCGGCCCGCAGCCGTTCGTAGCGGACCCCGGTGAGCGCGTCGAGCCGTGCGATGTAGCTGCTGCCCTCGGGTGTCCATACGTCGGCCGTGGCGTCGTAGAGCCGGGGGTTGTCCTCATGCCGGCAGTAGATCAGGGTGGTGGCGCCGCGGTCACAGCGCTGTTTCAGCCAGTGATGCGGAGCGTCCGGGTTGCAGTCCGCCATGATCTGCTGGAACGACACCGCGCCGTTACGGAGCCGGGTGGTGATCGCTTCCCAGTCGTCCTCGGTTAGCTCGGTGGCTTCCTGCACGTACGCCACGTCGTATTCCGAGCTCATGATCCGGGTGGCCTTGTCCATGCCGCCGATGACGATCACGGACCCGTTGCCGTAGCGGTAGGACGCGGCTTCCTGCGCGCTGCCGCCGTAGTACCTCACCTCACCCGACGCCAGCGCTTCCTTCGCGACGTGCTCCCGGTAGGTCACCAGCGCCGTGGAGCCGAGGCTAACCGCGGTTTTCCGCAGGATGACACCGCGCATGCCGGGGTTCGAGAGAGCCATTGAGTGCAGTTTTTCCAGGCAAGCGCGACTCTTGCCCGTGCCCGCCGCGCCCGACAAGAGCACTTCGGGGTCACGGCAGTGGAACAGATCCCGCGCGCTGCCTACGGGCCGGTAACGGTGCTCTACCCGCTCAAGCGCCTGCGCTGACATCGGCCGGTGCTGCCTTGCCGCTCTTGCGCGCGTCGGCGACGATCAGCCGCCACCGCTCACGCTGATGCTCGGGCAGGTCGTCCCAGCCCACGGTGAGCGGCCCGCCGAGCACCTTGCGGTACGTCGTCCACGAATCACGGAGTGCCCGTTCCAGGTCTGTCATCGCTTCCTCACTTCGGGTTGGCTTCGTGCCACTCGGCTATCTCGGCATCCACGCGCCCGGCGCCGGGGTCCGTGTACGGGGTGTTGAGCCACGCCTGCCGCTCGATGGCGTCGTCCCGCAGGTTCCGGGCGGTGGCCGCTGCCAGCCGGTCCATGCTGAGTTTCCTGCGGTTGCTCACCAGTAATGCAGCTCCTCGGCCAGGGCGCGGAACTCGGCAGCGAGCACCAAGGCCAGGGCATCAGCCAGGGCATCAGCGCTGCCATCAGTAACACCGTGACAACGGGCACGCTGCCGGATCAGCCCGGCCAGGGCACCCGTGCCGATATCGCTGGCGATCACGTCGGCCCGTGCCAGCAGGGCACGCTCGACGGGCACCACCGAGGCGTCCAGGTGCGCCTTGGGCTTGTCACGGCGTGGCGGCGTCATCGCTTCACCCCCGGGCAGTAGGACGTGATCGCGGCATCCACGAACGTGGTGGCCTTGCTGCGGCTGCCGAGCGATGGAATCGCTGCCGTGACCGCCTGGCGGTACGTCCAGGTGCCCTTAGTCAGCAGCCGGCAGAACACCTTGGCCGCCGCTATCTGGTCCTTGCCCTGCTGGACGCTATGCGCCGCATGGCCGGACCCGCTGAACGCCGCCTGGACGTGCGCAGCAGGTGACGGCGAACCGCCGCATGCGGCCAGCAGCACCACCGCCGCGCCAGCAGCAGCACCCGCCCGCCCGAGCCGCCAGCGGCGCCACCGTGACACCGGCAGGCCCGCGGGCGGATCCCCGGCCACGTCAATCGGCCCGGTCACCTCGCCGCCGTCCGGCTTGTGGAACGGGCAGAACCCGTCCGCGTCAGCGTCGAGCTTGCACGGTGCGCCCTTGCGGGTCATCCCCCGGCATGTGTCCATGGTGGTCCTCCCCTATGCCAGCGCGCCGATGTCCACGCCTTCGATGATGTGCAGAACGGGCATCACCGTGACCGTGGCGCGCGGCGGCAGCTGCCCGAGTTCCTCGGCAACAGCATGCAAGATCGCCGTCCGCGCCTTGATCCACTCATGGTGATCACCTTTCTCATGGCCCTGCGCGGCCTCGAAATCGGCCTGATGCGCCACGATGCGGTTGTCCTTGCGCGCGATCCAGAGGCCCGCGTAAGCGTCATCGAGCGACGCCCGGACCCGGTCAATCTCGGCAGCCCATTGCCGCGCGAACTTCGTCACGTACGGCCGGCTGATGCCGAACCGCCGGGCCAGGTCAGCGCGCGTCACTTCGCCGGCGGCCAGTTCCCGCATCAAATCGCGCCGATCGTAGGCGTTTAGCTTCGGAAAACCCGAACTGTTAACCGTATCGACGGCTTCGGCGGCCATGCGTTAACCATATGGGGCGTGGTCACGCTCTGCCTACGCCTGGTCACTCTCTGCGCGTCGTCGTCTCCCCTTGCGGGCGTAGCTCACCCGTGCCCGGATGGCCCGCGCCATGCCCCACGCATCGCTGCGGCGTCCTGATGCCCCGTAGTGCTTCGGTGGCGTGTCGGGCCAGAACCAGATGGTCTTAGCGCGGATCCGGGCGTTCATCAGCCGTGCTACATAGCAGGTGCGGGACACGTGCAGGTCTGCGGCGGCAGCGGCGTCGGAGTCCTGCCAGGCGCGTACCTCCAGGGTCTGCCGGTCCTGTGTGGTGATCTGCGGCCAGACGGTGCGCAGGGTGAGCAGTTCGTCTATGCGGTCCTCGAAGGAAGCGGAGCCGAGCACGTGGCCGCCCCGGTGGTACATCTCGTAGTTGGGCATGGGCTTGCCGTGGACCCGGCCGCGGATCCGGGCGGCTGAGTTGATCTCCGTGGTGATGCCGGCCCAGCCCTGATGGATTAGCTCGGTGCGGTCGGTGTAGGCGCCGCCGTTGTCCAGTATGCGGTCAAGGATGCCGGCCAGGGCGAACTCGGCGCGGTTCTCGTATGGCATGACCGGAGCCGCCCGGTGGGTCCGGGCGGCTATGTCGGCCAGTTCGTTTAGTTCCTCGAAGGTCCATCCCCCGAAGGTGTCGTCATCGTCCATTGCGCCAGGTGTCGGACTCGGCGTACTCGGCGACGAAGCAGGCCACGAGGAAGCCGAGGACGAAGCCGCTGAGGATGAACAGGAAGTTGCTCATGGTGTGATCCTTTCCAGGCAGGACGGGCAGCCGATCGAGCCGGTCCTGTAGACGTAGCCGTGCTCTGCGCAGTCGCGGGCGGGGTCGTCGCCGATGGCGGGGCGCCTGCGGGTGATGATCAGTTCCACCGGGAACGTGGTCGGGTACTCGGTGCGCCAGCCCATCCAGCGGCGCGGCACGTCGCCGGTCATCTTCTTGCTTGGCATCGCTGTCCTCCCTAGAACGGCGGGGTGAGCGGCGCGGTGGCGTCGGCCCAGAGGTCGGCGAGTGCGTGTATGCACTCGGGGTGCTCGCACTCGGCGGTGCAGATCGTGGTCACGGTGTCGTCGGGGTCATCCGGTAGGCAGTAGTCGGGCGGGTCGTGGAGAATGGTCACTGTCTGCTCCTTGTGGAAGGGGTGCGGGCTTGCGGGTAGTGGCGGGCACCTGGCTTAGCGGTCCAGGTGCC